GGGCTGATCGGTCATAACGCCCCGGGCGCCCACTGCGACCCAGCCCCAAGCCGTTGGGCGGCGGGCCGATTGCCACACAGGGCCGGCCGGCGCCACCCCCCCCCCGGCGAGCCCCCCCGCCGGTAGGATAGGCGATCATGTTCAGCAGGGTTTTCAGGCCAACATAGTATTTCGCCAGATCGGTGCGCCCATCCAGGAGAGGGGAAAGCTCACCCGCTGCGAAGCTATTTAGAGCTGGGGTTTGGATTGCCATATTTTTTCAAGTTTGCAAGGATCATTTTTGATTTAATTTCATCAGCTGGTGTTCTTTTCCAATCCCAGAACCCATAATCCACCATGCATTCTGAGCATTGCATTTCGCCATCATCCCCATACATGCCAGAGTGGCCATGATTCAACCACAACATTTCACGAAATATTCCTGCTTCATCCATTTATTCCCCTATAATCCTTCCCTCTCCGCCCTGCCTGATCCTGACCCAATCATCCTCGAGCGGGTGTTTTGAGTCATCAGCGACATAATCCTCGCCCTGCTGGCCCTCTTTCATGCCGGCGATCTGGATCTTGAAACCATATTCGTTCATTAGGCGTTCAGTGTTTCTTTGCTTCCCAGTGATCGGATACGCCAATTCAGCAGCCAACCGGGTTGCAAACGATTCCACCATCCAGGGGCTGAATCGCTCTGTGTCGATAATCAGAGCAGTATATTTGATGTCTATCGCATTGAAGTTAGTCAGAAGTAATTGACCCTCATCGTCACCCTCGATCACATAGGATTTTGTTTTGGTTTCATTGTCCGATACAGCTTCCCAGATATGCATCACTTTTGGCTGAGATGGTATCCTGAACTGAAAATCATATTGATACTCCGGGGCGGCGGCCAGGCGGGCCAGGCTCACCCGGCGGGTCGCGAAGTTCCAGGGAAAGGACGCCAGGACTTCTTCCAGGATACCGTCATACACAGCAGCGGCATCCGAGGCGTTTTTTGTCCCATCATTGATTGATGTGATTCGTTTCGCGTTTAACTTCGTTAATGCCCGATTAATTATGTCAACTTTGCTCGCCATGATTTACCTCTCTTGCATCATAAGGTTTGCCCTCAGGGCAGACCAGGACCGTCCGGCCCGGGGCAGCCCTCTTCCCGAAAATCTTGGCCTCGATCTCCCAGCCATTATTTTTCTCCCAGAACCAGCCGACCGACAGATTGACAAAGACATTTATAATCCAATAGCACCCCCCCAAGATCAGAATAGTCGAGGTTGAAATTTGATCCCCAAAAAGATATTTGGCCGCCGCCATTAGAATCCCCAGATCGGTCAACTCCATATTTCTGACAATGGCGAGTACGGCAATTCCCTTATCGTAATATGCCCGGTATTGACTCAGGGCATTTATCAGCTTGCCTTTCCAGTTAAGTGGACTCATTCAAGGCCTCTAGTGTCTTCAAAAATCTTGAAGGACTTCTTTTTATCATTCGCTGAATTCTCTTTGTTTTGTGATCAGCCCATGAATAACCAATAAAAATTATTAACGCCCTCGAATTCTCATAAGGATTCCATCCAATCCTAAATAGAATTCCCAACTTTTCAAAATATACCCTGAAATGCCTGCCAGTATAAAACCGCCTATAATAGTGTAACTGGAAAAATGGGGAATTTATTTCAGAAGACTTAAAATTTTTCATTTCACCACCTGAATAATCTTCTGATCAGGCACGAGCATTCCCCCGCCACCTTCCTTGAATCCCGGAGGAGGCGTTCCCTGCTTTGCTTCGAGCTTAGCAAGCATGGCCTCCAGCTCATCGAGGCATTTATAGGCTTTTCCATATGACGGATTTAGGTAAATCGCCATCCTGAAACAGACCCGGGCAAAGGCGGCCGCGCCGTTAATGACAGCATTCTGCCCCAGCTGAACCCACAGGGAATACTCGATTTTTTCTCCGTCATAAATATCAATCGCCCTCATTATCGTCGACATGGCCATAGGTGGAGAGATGTTCGTATGAAACGCCGCGAAATCACATAGGATATGACCATTCAATGGATCAAGCTCCAGGGCGGCTTTGATATGCTTCTCACCCTCTACCCGATCATTTATTCGGCCAGCCAGGGCGTAATTAAACATATGTGCAATAGCCATCAAACGCTTTACCGCAAATTCCCAGGCAAGCAGGCTGACAATCAGGGCCAGGGGGATACTCAGGTATAGGGGGAGGGTTAAAGGTTGAACCTGGACCGTCTCAGGACTTCCGCTTGCTCCCAGGAAGGCCCAGAATCCAATACCGATACCGATCACCCGGATCGGATAGAAAAAGAGAGCATTGATTGAAATCGCCAGGATTCCACCGGCGACGTACCAATGACCGCCAGAAATCGCCTGATACATCCCGAGGCCCACGATGGCGAACCAAAGACCAGCCCCAATCAGGCCATACTCGACAAACATCTCGGCATGATCATTGTGCATTCGCCGGGCGAGAGGAGTATGAATCCGGGCCTTTTTCTTCAGTGTGCCAAGTATTCTAGGGTCTTTCTGGTTCATGTAAGCCTGTGTTTTGAATAACTTACGCCTGAAAGCATTCGGACCCCATCCGAACAAGAACCGTTCCTTGAACATTGTCCACCCGACGTTCAGAAAATGAACACGAGCGACCACTGGTTCCCATCTTTTCCAGGAGACAATGACCAGGGCAGAAAACAGCGCGATCATGATAGGCCAGGCCTCGGGTACCACTCCCATAAATCCAATAACCACAGCCAAATACGCCCCCCGGCAGCGAGTCATGGCGAGGCCCACGATCACTAGGCCCAGGAATGGGGTAAACCATAGAGAGATATTGGCCACGCAATATACCCCGGCGAATATCGAGCCGACAAGATAGGACCCTGTATAATTCGAATTACCGAGAAACGAATAGGACCTCAATGCCTTGCGGTGGTTTCTAAGAAGATCGTCCACCCAATGATCGATGGGGTCCCGGCATCTGATTTGCTGATACATGCCATATGCAGCGATCACCGGGGCCGGTTGAAATAAAGCCATGATAAGGGTTTCACGTGGAACATTCGAGGCCGCCAGGTAAAGGAGGAAAACCCCCCACCATCGGGGAACATCTTTGACCGCCAGGGAGGGGGAATCAGACCAATAGACCGAAAACGTGATATAGGCCACAAATGCCAGAAAGATCCAATCCAAAGGCCTGGACAAAACAGGCATGCCTGCGAATAACATGCCGATAAAAGCGAGTGCCGATAGACAGACAAAAACAGATTCCTTGACTTCCGTATAGCCGTGTACCGCACCCTGGAAACGAACTATGGGGATTAAGACCAGGGCGATTACCGTGTAAATCATTAGGATTTCAACCATTTCTTCTCCTTTCGCCTCCATATTCATCTGGAAAGTCTGGTGAATCCATCCAGTGTGTGGGTTCTAAGTCCTGCCAGGCAGGAGAATTATATGCCCCACGGCACATTTCCCTTAATCCCTTCCCCAGTCTGCCACAAAATAATACCTGTTGATCTCTCTGGGGTAGTCTTTCTTTAACTCTAATCCATTTTCCAAAAGCCATAATTCTCCTTTCATAAAAAAAAGGCCCCCGCCCCCATGAAGAGGGAAGGGGCTGGTTAAGGTTAACATGAAACCTTTTATGCGTGGATATGGCTTGCGACGTTTGATTGAACCGTGACGGAATTATAATTCGCCTGGACAACCCCGAAAAACGAAACAACGGAAGTTGAGGAATTAACGGCAAGGATAACATCCCCCCGCCTCAAACCCATGGCACCCCCTGCCAAACTCGCGGCATTGGCATTTCTAAAATACGAACTGGTAGCCCCCGAATTTGCTTCCAGGGATGCCAAGTTATCCTGGGTCTCATAGAGCCATAATCTATATGGCCCGCTCGATACTTTGACCAAAGAAGCAGCATTGAAAGACATGGCAAACTCCCAGGGCCCCCACTTCAATTTATTTGGAAGCGGAGGCCCGGTTAAAGGTTAAATAAATAACTGAAACTACACTGTCAAGCGACTTGCAGCACTCGATTGGACAACAACGCTCCCGGCGTTCCTTTGTGTTCCTGCAATAGCGAGAACGACACCAAGGGATGTCACCAATTTTGTGGATGCATTGACAGCCAGAATGACATCACCCCTGCGGACGCCCTGTTGACCGCCCGCTATGGTGGCCCAATTAGCTGACTTGAAATAATCGCTCTGGGCAGCAGAGTTCGTCAATGATGCCAAATTATCGTCTGTCTCATACAACCACAAACGATAAGGCCCGCTTGACGCCAATACAAAGGAAGCAGCATTAAAAGACATATCATACCTCCTTATGTGATAAAGGCCGCGTCATCATCAGCAGCGATCTCGACGATCCCCTCTGAATCGATACGAACAGCCCCCGCACTAATGGCGTTATTAACGAACCATGCGGCATAATCGCCCTGCCAGGTAATGTCAGTCCACACGCCCGCCATACCCTCAGCCAGCCCAAGGGCTGTCCTGTGATACATGAGGGGATAACGGACCCCACCACTAAGGTCCAGTTGAGTTGACATAAACCAGATCACATTCATCCAGCGTCTTGGCTGAGTTCCTTGCAGGTAAGGCAAATTCGACCCGATATAATCCGAGTTCGTGAACTCATCGAGCGTCATAAGCTCTGCCCACTGATGGGAACCTACAGCGCAAAAACGCTGGCCGTCGTCGGGTACGTCATTGGAGTTTAAAATCTCGATGGCCCGCAAACACTTGGCCCAACTCAAGCCTTTATTCGCTCCAGAGGGATAGGTTATGGCGACCTTCGAGGCCGATCCTATGCCTGTCCTCATGGCTGTGATACAGAGCTCATCAATCTTTCGACCGAGCGTCCATGCTCCAGCGTTTACCTGGATTTGACGTTCATCGAAATTGATTTTAAGCTCATCCAGCTTATCGACGTAATCCCCGCCATACCAATCTTGCAACGTAGCGGTGACGGTGGAGTGGGAGATATTCATCACAGGGACTTTACCATGTCTCGTTTTTTGAGCGGCAGTTCCCTTGCCCACTTTCTGGAATGTGGTTGATTCTCCAACGATGTTGCTTTTCAGCCGAACAGTTCCGCGAAACTTAGAACCTTTCTGCTGATAGGCTTGATGGACCTCAGTCTCGTACTGTCTTATGAAAGCAAGATTTATTGACTGAGACATTAGAAACCTCCTAGGTTAAAGGATTAAAGGTTACGGACAACCGGGAAACTCAAGTTGGTCATAACCCCCAGGAAACTCTTTAACTAAGAGGCAAGGGGAATGGACTCTATGAGGCCGTTATGGAAGAAACTGCTTTAATGAAATCTAAAACAGCAAAACAAGTATAAATGAAAATCATGATTCTAATAATCATCACTCACCATGCAGCGCCCGCCCGGAGGAAGGCCCTATGTCAGCGGCCGCAGTGCCGGTTCCATAAAGCGCCTCGAATCCTGCATCGACTTTCGCTCTCCATTCCTTGCCAACAGGATCATTTTGAGGCAGGCTGTATTTAGGATCGCCCATCATTGCTTCGAGCTTCTCCTGTGTTGGTTTTTCAGCAGGAATGCCAGGGCCATGACCCTTGAGCATTCCTTCACCGAGCGCCTTACCGATCTTGGCAAAACCCTTGATGATATCAGGATCAGCGGAAAGGCCCGCTTTCTGAATTTTATCAAACATGGCAGGGCTGGCGAATGCCGCCGCACTATCAGCGACCTTGACTGTGGCATCATACTCGTTGCCTAAGTCCGTCTTGAGGGTGTCGAGCCGCTTCTGTAGGCCTTGATTGCTGGCTGTCTCTATGCCTTTAAAGGCCTCGACTTGTCTGACCGCGAAACGATTGAACAACTCCTCCGCTTTTCCTTTCGGCACTCCCAGCTCATAGGCATCATTGCGAAAGGCTGTTATTTGATCATCCTTGAAAAGGCCCTCTGGGCTTCCCTCCGGGACTTTCAAATCATATCCGTCTGCCTTATCGGGCACACCTGTTTTTTTATTGTATGCCGCCTTTTGCTCTGCGGTCGCCGTTTCGCCGGGAATCGTTACCATACCGCTGACTGCGCGTTTTGCATCGACGTAAGACTTGACAAGGGTTACAGGCACTTCAATCTTTGCACCATCTTCTCCTTTATGCTGAAGCAGAATATTCCGCGCCGCTTCTGTGCCTGTGATCTCATCGGGCAGATTTGATGCCCATTGGGGCATAACGGGGAGGTTTTGTCCACCTTCTGGGTGCCCACCAGCACCTCCCTGGTCTCCATCACCCTCCCCGCCACCGGATAGCCCCACTGATAATATAAAATCAAATATATTCATGCCGTTGTTTCCTCCTTGAGGTCCTCGACAGCCAGGCCGAGTTTTTTCTTTAATTTGATTTCACAGATGGTGCATAGATCACCGCATATCGTTATCTCTCCGCTGTATATCATAGGGAATTCAGTCGTCAGAGTGCGGTTGACATTGCCGATTTCACGTTTGCATATTTCACAGTTGTAGGTTCTCATGTTCTTAATGACCTCAATGATCTTAAATGTGCCCTGCGCCGTTGACTCTTTTTAACCCGCCTGAGATTGCCCATGAATGCGCGACCATTACCACAGCCACCAGCATATTGGAATCCAGCCTCACGAGGGGTTAAGGATGAGAAATCGAGAGGTGTTGGATACGTTTTGATTTGGAAAAGCATATCCATTATATTCGCAAGATGAAAGCCGCTCATTCCGTTTCCGCCTCTGTCTGGTCAAAAGGCTCAGGTGCCTTGGGTATCGATATGGCTAAGGCTTGCACGAATTTCTCTGTCTGCTCCCCAAACCCGAGTTTACCGAGTATGTACCTGATCACGTTTCGCTCACCCTGTAAAATCGCAACATTATGTTGCGTATTAGGGTCCATGATCTTTATAAACATGAAAGACTCTATCAGGTCAGCCAGCACCCGTTGCCCTGTCTTGCTGCCCAGGAACGTCGCGCCGTATGCTCTGAAGTCCTCAAGCTCTTTTCGGTTTAGGTCGGTCATTAATCAATTCCTTTACACTGCTTTCAACAACTCCTTGGAGAAATAAGCCACCGGAATAGGCAAAAATCTCTCTCTTATCTGTGCAATCGATTTTACAATTCCTGCAATCTAAATCACATTTCTTTTTACATTGATCGCACATTATTGCAACGTCGCCCCCGCACTCAGCGCCCCGCCCGCCTTGCTCGCCACCTCGGCAGCCAGAAGCATATCAGCTTTTTGCTGTTCGACCTGCTGTTGTTCGGCCCTCTGCTGCCTGATAGCTTCAACCGTTCGAGGATCATTGAGGAGCTTTTGGTTGATGCCTGACAAGTCCCAGACATCTTTCGCCACCTCATCACCGTTAATATTGTCCACAATGTTGGGAATCTTCTCAGAAACCGCAAAAATCATGTTCAATGCATCCATTGAGGTTCTTATCTCAGCGGCCCTTTGAGCTTTAGCAAGCGGAGAGATGTACTCAATTTCGATGTCCTGATTAACCAGTATTTCTGGCAATTCGGGCAATACAGGAGGGAATTGCCTGGCAAGGATGCCATAAGATCTTTCAATAATGGGACCCGTGGCTTCATGGTGTAGCCTCCCAATGACCGGCCCGAGGATGATTAGCTTTTCCTGGATACGCTCCATCAACTCGGGGATCGTCATCTGCCCTTTCTGAATGTTTTGGAGCAACATAAAGACATCATTGTAAAATGCTTTCTTAATTCTCTCTCTTCTCTGCTCTGCCAGATCCGCACCTATCGGGATGTTGGCGCCGAATTCGTAGAGCGGCCGGATTCCTTCAGTCCCTTGCGCACGGAAATTAAGTCCTGCAGGTCCCGTTCTAATAGCTGTACGGTATCCCGGAGGAATATCGAGTGGCGGATCAACCGCTTTTTGGCCAGCCTTGAGGATTGATTTTTCCTGTTTCTGAAGGGTCTTAATATCAGGCATATTATCAATACCGGGACCGCGACCGTACTTTTCGCCAGAATCCTTAGACCAACGCGCCACAGCATATGGGAACTCAAAGAATCCGCCTTTTTCAATAACATGCTCACCTCCCGCCGTCATGCCGCCGGCGCTTGCAAAATATGCATACTGAAATGGGAACATCGCCGGGACACCTCCGATATCAACATCCGTCTGTGGCCACACAGCATGAACGATCTGAAACTTTTCCTCATACCTGTCATCGGCCAGGGCTTTCTTGACATCATCAGGGAGGGATTCGCCTTCAAACTCGGTTTCAAGGTTACGGGCCGTCTCGGGATAAGCCCGGTAAACAACATCAACAAGACCCTTGTAATTCTCTGCGATCCTGTATTGCCCATATGGACAGGTCTTGAAGAAAAGATAATTGATAGGATCTGCGCCGATAAACATATTGCCAGTGCAAAACCCGCAAAGATCGATATAAAATTCATGCATCTGAGTATAGAAATTGGCCTGATGAAAGACAAGTTGCAAAGTCCTCACGACTTCCTGAAGGTAAAACTTGACATCGGGGAAGTCCATCAAGTCACGATTCAGAGTTGCCAGGCCAAACCATGGGGCGGCTTGGCTGGTGTGATATCCCATAAATCCAGCAGCACATTTGTTCAGGGCATCGGTCGGAGTCGTATCAAAAATCTTCTCTGTCTTTGATGCACCCGGTTGCCGGCGGGATATGATATCAGCCCGGGAAGGCGCGAGGTAATCCACCACGTCCTGACCACGCAGCTCCCAGGATGTGAAATCCTGATCGAGATCCTTTAATCGGTCAAAGACCTTTTTTTCTTGAGATTCGAGCATCTGTTTAACTCTTTAATTGCATTTAATGTGATTATCTCAACGTTATCCCAGAATGTATCAATGGTGAACAACACATATTCCATAACGAAATATTCACCATTTGATAAGGAAAGCTGCAAACATTCAATAAACTGTGAAGACATAGGGGGCCAATCAATTCTTAAATTATCCCCTGTTAATTTAAAGTTTTTCTCTTTTGCTATTCTCTCAACAATCTCTCTCGCATCCTTGATAGCGATCTTTATCGTTGGCGGCCCTTTAATCGGATGAGTGAATCCGCCCTTTTCTTGAGGTTCGAGCATTTACCATCTTCTCCGCATCCAACCTTTATCAGTCAGAACAGGCTGCCACATCTCACCGTCAACATCACCGCAAATCAGATCGTCTTTCTCTTTAAGTGTTGCCAGCATTGCAGGCACCCCTCCAGGCCTATATTTTATTGGCTTGAGTGCTTTTAGTTCTTCTAGGGTTTTAATTCCCATTTACTGTTTTCCGGCACCATTGATGGCCGAATCCCTGGTCCTTGGCCCGGACACATTGAGATGAGGATAAAGGTGAATAAACTTCCTGCCCGCCTTTTTGACTAATGATCGGCGGGAACCTCTCGACTCTTTCGCTACTCTGCGTTTACGATGCGGCATGGTTTTCCTCCTTATTTCGCAACGACCCTGCGCTTGCGCACAGTCTTCTTTTCGGTCGGTTTCTTGACCTTTTTTTTATGGCCCGGTGTCTCCTTGTAAGATTTACGGCCTGATTTGTGCGCCATTAATTTAATCCTCCGATTTTAACCCAAAAATAAGGTCATTAAATACGTTTTTGTTTTGCTTTCTTAACCGTTCAACTTTAATGAGGCCAATTAATAAGCCGATAATTAACCCTAAAGAGAACTCAATCACCTCAATCCTCCTTGTCCTAAAAGTGTTTTCTTCTCGGTTGCTGCAGTCCCGATCAGGCCCCTTGCTGATGTCTTGATGGTAGCTGCTAACCCGGTGAGTGACCGGCGACGGGTTGCGGCCAGGGTATCGGCCTTAATTCCGGCCTGGATGTCGGCAGCTCGCTTATCAGCTTCGGTTTTGGCTTTCTGGGTTTCGGCTTCTGAGACGGTCGGGCCAGTAAGAGGAGGAGGGGCGAGGGATTTTACGGCGGCAGCTTGTCTTTCTGTGGCACCCTTTTGGAGATCTCTGGCTCTCTTTGCTCCGAAGGCAGCAACGCCGGTCGCGGCTAATCCTGTGACAGCAGCCAGGGTTGCCCCGGTTGTAACAGCAGCGGCCGTTGTGATCGTGCCTGTAGCAAAAAAAGCCGGAAGAAGAGGGGCAAGAAAGGCCATGTTAAACCTCCGATCGTAATACACTCAAGATGTGAATATCTCTAGGTATTCCATCAATAACCCGATATTGCCTGAGAGTCCCTTCATGCTTGAATCCGATCTGTTGAGATATTTTCAAAGCATCATGCTGGCCATCCACCACTGTTAAAGTAATCCGGGGTAAGTTGTACTTAATCAAGCTATGTATCACGAATTTTCGAGCCGTGTCAAGATAAAACTCCTTTTTGGCCCTGGAGGCTGGGTCCCGGATAAAGTGAATCGTGGCATCATGGAGGCCAATTGGATCGAGGGCCATGTAGGCTATTCCGTGGATTTTAACATACTCCGTGTCTTGAGAAGCGAGCCTAAGTGTGTAATGTTGCAAGGGATATTTGAGGATAGTGTCATCCATAGAGAGCGGATATTTCCGCAGGCAGATAACGAGATCGAGGATGTCTCTAGAGGTTAGGGGGAGCCAGAGAGGAAGCTGATCTATTTCTGTAATTCCTAAAGCTGAAGTTTTCTTTATGATCATATCTCTTCATCCCCCATAATCGCATCTCCCACGGTTGGACTATGCCCGCCATCTCGACCCAGGCAATGCTCGACTTCATGAAAAAGAGTGTCTTTGATAATCTTTCGTTTGTCTTTCTTTTGATGGCCACGAATCCCTTCAATATAGAATTCGATTAATTTTGATCTCCCCCTATACACGACTTGAGCAACTTTCATCAGCCCAGGTGAGCCATGCACCCTTATGTCTAAAACCTCGAACAGTAATAGACCGGATGAAAAAAGAACTCTATGACCTATAGGTAAGTGATCGATTGCCTCCTGTATCCATAGTTCAACCTGCTCACAAGTTACATCATCCATCCTCATCCCCCGTGATCGCGTGAGTTTGTTCGCTTAATTGCTGGTTCCAGTTGATCTTCGAGAACTCGGCCGTCCGGGTATAGTGCCTCATCTGTTCCACCGGCGGGCCTGCATCGTCCTTGGCGATTTGATCGGCCACGGCCTGGGTGATCCAGAACGTGAGATTGTCCCCTTCACCTTTGACAATCCAATCTTCATTGATTTTATAGTCCGCCTCTACAGTCAGGGTGAACCAAGTTGTGAAGGGCTCTCTTTCTTCCCACTTCGCCAGATCACGGTAGAGGTCACGGGCGTTTAGCCAGGTTGGCATTTGTTTTCACCATAATATCTTTCGAGTCGTTTAAATGCATGCGAAATACCAGATCGTGAAATTGTCATGTCTGGAATGTATAATAAAGCGATTGCCTCCTGTGCTATTTCAAAGTCCGGAAAATCCCCACAGGTTATCTGCTTGAAAATCATATCGGAATCACGCATTTGTTGTTCAACTGTTTCCTTCATCCTTCCCCCCTTACCTGTTCCATCATAAATCCTCATCCCCCGTTTCGGGCATTTAGCCAGCGAATATTCCTTCTTGTTGGTAAACTATCCATGATCCTTTGGGCTCTCTCCATATTTCCAGATATTCCTCTTCAGTACAATGAAGCCCTTGAGAAAACATCGGGTTTTTAGTTTGTGGATTTAATGGGATTAAAAAATATTTATTTTCAAAAGTCTGAAATGCATTGATTATTTCTCTGTTTTTCATCCCTGATCTACTCATTCCCTTCCTCATCCCCCGTGTCGGCATATTCTCCTTCTGGATCACGTAGAATGTTTAATTTACGCTGGTGTTTAATGTTCCCTTCTTCGTCTATCTCTGTAACTTCGGCATCGTTTTGCATGGCAACTTCCCACCTTGCCCCATCTTCAACGCCGATATTATACCAACGTATCGCCGCCTCTATTCTGCGATGTTGTGCGCTTTTCTTTACCACCTTCACCCTCCCTTTATTTGTTCGTCCCATGCCCTATCTCCTGTCTCCGCATGTGTTTGTTGTTGGCCACCCCATGAGCTCCTCATCCGCTTGTCAGTGACGACCGGGATGTGATCGCTCGCCATGATGCAGAAAAGCAGCGAGTGAAAGTAGTGGTCATCGCCGAGTTTCTTCCAGGTATACTTCACCGAGCCGGTCAGTTTTTCCTCTTGTCGAACCTTACAGATGTTCGACAACTCTCTAGCAAAGATTTCAACCTCTTCACATCGTCGGGGAAGGATGATCATGCCCATTGTTCTCACTTCCTGGACTACCATATCACATTTCTCTGTCCGGTTGACAGCCAGGAGCATGTCATCATCATGCCAGCCATCAGGTTTCTTTCTTGTGCCCTGCTCATCACACAACCATACCGGGATATCCATGGCTTTTTGAAACCGCCTTGCTGTCCTTGTCTCTGGCTCCAGGTCCATGACGACACATCCAGCATTAAACCGCAGGCAAATTTCCCTGACATCCTCGATCTCGGTCACTCTAGTCAGATGGATGATTTTCAAGATACCATCGTTGGGACGGATCGCCACCGTCACATGAAAGTACTTCCCGACATCCACCCCAACGCAGGTAGGTCCTTTGTGCGCCGCCTGGAGAGCATCCCATGAACAGCAGGCATAAACCTCCTCTAATTCCAGCTTGTTTTCTGAAGCAACGTAGCCCCTGGCCAGCTCGGAGTTATACAACTCCTGAAGGCCACCGTCGTATTTGTGCGGGTACTGATAGCAATCGAGGATCATCTTAAGATCGGCGTAGTCCGTGTTGAGGCGCGAGATCCACCGGGTTATGATGTCGCGCTTTTCGTACTGAGCAATCCACTTGCCGGTCCGAGGGTCCAGCTCAGTTCGCCGGCAGCCAGGACAAAGGCGGACCACCGTGCCGTTGTCCTTCTGGTGTAAACAGTCTGGGAATGTGAGATCCAGACAAGTCTCTTTATTGCAGGCAGGGCACCTTATCATCCAGATGTGTTGAGAACCCTGATCGTAATCCTTCTCGATGCCCCAGCCAGGGATTGAGGGAGTAGACAGCGCTCTGATGTATGCCCGCCCCTTAACTCCATCAGCCTCGGCATGACCCAGGCGCTTGTAAAACATGCTGACCATGTTGGGCTCCATCTCGTCTTTCTCATCGAAGATTAAAGCGTCGGCCCGGAATTGTTTTGCACCGATGCTTGATTTCTTCGACTCCTCGATGGTGTGAGTAGACCGGGCACCCCGGAAGTTGATCATAGTACCACCGATTCTTTTTTGCTCTGCTGAGTCACCGGAGACATATTTCCCTAGCGCCTCATAGTTCAATGAGATCATTGGCCCCCATCGTTCCTTGGCGTATTTGATTACGCTGTCCACTGTTGGGAACACAACCCCCAGGCCAGCGGGAAACTTGCCAAACAGGCAGGCATGAATGGCCCACAAGATAGCCACCTCTGTAAATCCCATCTGGCTCCCCTTCTTCCAAAACTCAATCAGCGCCTGAGAGTTGAGGAGATCCACCTGATATTCATGATGAGCCACCGACCAGGCGCCGGAATGGAGCTGAATCTTATTGAAGTGCGTCCAGGCCCAGGGCGAAGCCTGAATGAGTTTTTGACGGTCAGGGTTCATTTTTTACAACCATAATTATCTAGCTTGCATTTCGGACACTTGTTTTTTCGTTTTATTTGTTGATAAACAAACATTCGTTTACAAGACCGACATGCAACAAATGACCTATCAAATTCTCTTGCAAACCATCTTGTCACCATCACTCACACCTCACTTTGACGGTCAGGGTTCAAAGCAATGTACCACATCGACCACATTGGTCCCGGAGTTTCATCCGCGCGTGATCATGTAAGCTTCCATCCCCATAACGATGACCGAGTTTCGTCTGCCTTGTTTCTGGTTTATGATATCCAAAGAGGCACATGAATCGTTGCCAGAGAGACATCTCATTAGGAAACCATGGCATTGAAGAATTACTGCCTTTTATGTCGTCGCCATCCATAACTTTCTCCTTACCCCTCACACCTCAACTTAGTCCTTCTGATTTGCTCCTGGAACTCTTCCCAGCCCTCTGTCGTCATGATCAGTGTCCCGGCCTGCTCCTTGTCCTCGTACATGATAACCTGGACCACTTTTTGATCGATATTCTCCATCGCTATAAACTTGAATTGTTTCTCAGACATTATAAATCCCCCATTTTCTCAGTTATTTTGTGTAATGATTTTGCGATTGCCAAGAGTAAATGACAGGTCACCTCTCTTAGTGCAATTTCGGTCACGATAGGTGATCCTTTTTCATCGATAAAACGATAGTCTTCCAAAATCCCCTCAGCTATTTGAATATGTAAATCAATCGGTTTCGGGTCCATTCAGCCCTCCTTAATGTACTTTGATAAATCCAACGGTTTATTGCACATCATAGAATCCATGACATCATGTTGTGGTATTCTTAGAAAAATATCTGTGATTCTCTTAGAACATTCATTAAGCCATTCTCTTACTTCGGGTATCGAATCAATATCTTCGTCTTTAGCTTTCAGGCTTATCTTAATTTGCATCTGCCTTTCCCTCCTTTCCGAACGGCACCCGTAGGCCCGCCGCGATTGTTAGCTCGTTCATTTTCTCCAGGAAAACCAGACTCCAATCACCTCGCCCAACCTGGTATTCTCTCCAGCCAGGAATTATCACATTCGCATACCTCTCCGCCTCCGGGATATACTGGTCGATAAGTTCCTCATGATCCGTCTTGATCCTGTTCGGTCCGGTTTTTCTCCTCCATCCTTTCGCTGGCATTGTCTTCGCCCTCCTCTAATTTAGATTGAAAAATCTTTTATTTCTATAGAATTCCAAAGCTTCATTAGTTGTCTTTTTCTTAATTTTCTTTAATGCCCTTCTGTAATAATCCCATTGGAATAAAAGCCCTAGACCACAACCAATGAATGTAAAAACCGGATGATATAAAACGCCTGGTATTACGCCTGCCACGACAATAATAAAAAAGCCCATACTGCCTTTAGCCGCTCTGTCCACCCTCCCCCTCCTTTCCGAACGGCACCCGCAGGCCCGCCGCGATTGTTAGCTCGTTCATTTTCTCCAGGAAAACCA